CCAAAAATGGACTAGGTGAGAATCTGCAATAATCTGTGGAAAACTGGTGAAAACTATTTTTGACTATTGCGAATCAGTAAAATGTGTGATATACTGTCTTTTAAGGTTCCATATAGGGGACGTTAAGGTTCCATATGGATCCCTTTTCGCCTTATCCCGATTTATTCTGGGTCCCATTTAAGGTTCCATATTAGGATCTTTTTGTTTTTCTTTTTTTATTCTGGGTCCCATTTAAGGTTCCATATTAGGATCTTTTTGTTTTTCTTTTTTTATTCTGGGTCCCATTTAAGGTTCCATATTAGGATCTTTTTGTTTTTCTATAGGATCCCTATTTTATTATTCGGCTTTACTCTTCTCTTTTCTATATGGTTCCATAGACTCAGCACTGTGGTTAGCACTGTGGTTAGCACTATATTCTAATTAGGATCCCTATCATAATATACCACAATCCTATCTGAATTTATTCTAAAGGGTTTTATATTATTTTATGGGTCCCCTACGGCTACGCGATTTTACTGTCTTTTAAGGTTCCATATTAGTAACTTTAAGGTTCCATATGGATCCCTTTGATCTATTCATGGATCTATGTTAATAAAGCCAATCCCTGAGAATGTGTAGATCCATTCATTAAGGTTAATACCTGATGTCTATTAGATGATCCATTAAAAGAAATATGAATCCATGGTAATTTGCTTCCAGTGGACTTATACTCTAGCAATAGTTGATCAAAGCATACATTGGCTTTAATCCATTGTGCTATATTATAAATTCTCTGAACATTTCCCTGAGCACTTTTAAATTGCATATCTGCTGCCTGTCCTAAGTGGTGCTGAGATTTACTCGATCCACCGGGTACATTAAGTCCATTTGGTCTAAATCCACAAGTAACTACCAAATCTGGATATTGAGTAATAATAGGTTCCAGACAATTCTGTGCTAACAATTGAAGATTGCCTACTATCTGAGTAACGGATAATCCACATTGTGCCATGACAGGATGTTCTGAAGATGGACATGCACTTGATAATCTTGAAAGCATAAAATGATTTGACAGTTTCATATTTTCTGGAGCACTACTTCCAAGATTTCCTATAGTTGGATTTGTGAAGGATGCTTTGGTATTACCCGGAGCACCACTATCTGTTCCACCTACTGTTGGTGTAGCATTTAATTCGTCTTTGCTTATCATACCATTCTCTAATCCATGCTTAATAGCAGCGGCAGCAGCCTGTGGATCATCATCAGCATCCTCCAATAGTTTATCTGGATTGGTGCTATATGCAATTCCTGATCCTTTAGCTTCCGCCGCTGGATTAGCATCATATTTTGTTGCTGCAGTTGGCGTCTGTGATCCTGTTCCAGTTATTGGAGTCACATTTCCTCCCTGTGGATCTACTCCAGTTAGATTTGTCTGATTATTGAAATTAGCTGTCGATCCCATCTCAATAGATGATCCGCCAATTGCTGTATATCCGGTTGGTAACAGATTTAGATTACCACCCGCAGCTTCATTAAAATCTCCTGCCGAAGACATATTGATGTCACCAGATGCAACCACAGAAAAATCATCCGAATTGACCACAAACGTAGATCCTGTCTTGTTAGATGTAACCGCAGATGATTCCTGATTAATATTAGTGGCCTTATTGTTAAAGTCGCCCTTGGCCATCATATCAATATTACCAGCAGAATTCATAGAGAAATCACCAGCCTCTGCATCCATACAAATAGATCTGGCCTTTACTCTAAAATCTCCCTTGGATATCATATTAATACCAGCATCAGCATCTATTACTAAATGTCCACCAACCTTTAATGTGGCATCTCCAAGTATTCTTACCGAACACTTACCCTGAATGGTAACAATATTATCATGAGCTACAATAGTATAGTTATCGCCTACTACCTTATGAACAAGAGATCCGTCCTGATGCATCTCCTGATATGTACCACTCTTATGCTGAGTAAGTAATCTTTCGCTTCCCGGAGTATCATCAACCTCTATTAGATGGCCACCCTCTGTATTGTGTGCCTTATTATATGGATATTCAGATTTTCTTTCCTTCTGTGGCTCACCAGCAATTGGATTAGAAACTCTGGTCTCTGGATTGGCCACAGTCGGTTGATTCGGATTTACTGGATTTTTAGCCAATGGAATAGGCGTAATAAAAGCATTAGCACCTCCAGTATCTAAACTTAATACAGTATTAATCTTTGGAAATGTTGTGCAAGATACAATGCTGGTATTTGGCATCTCCATTCCAAGAATTAAATCTGAATATGTCGGGGGAGAAGTATTAGAAGAACCAGAAGATCCTCCTAATAGATCACTGACTGCACTCCCAAGAATACCAGATACTTCACTGGCCGCTCCAGATAAAAAGCTGGAAATTGCTGCTAATGGATCACTACTACTTCCAAATGCCACATCAACCACCTGATTGGTTGCATTTAATTGGTTGAAGTAATTCTGAAAAACTAAAGTGTCAGAGATAAAATTAATGGTGACATCAGCAATCACTTCGGCCAGAGATATTAAATCGTCCGAACTAATATCACCATTAGCAATTAATAATGCAGTGTTTGGTGAGGATATGAAATCTGAAAGACCAGTTAGTAAATTTAGCTTGGCCGCAGGAAAATCTACATTCGTTCCAGATACATCTGTTTCATATACAATAAATCCAGATGTCGGATGAGAAACTATTGCACTAAATCCACCGCTATCTGCACCATATATTAAAGTAATCGATCTAAAGGTCTTTACCACATTTTTTGGAGATTGAATAGTTGAACTAGTCAAAGGAACAATGTTGCTGTTTCCAACTAAAGGCTCTGTAGATGTGGAATATGGAAGAGTATTTGCGGGCGGTGTAGCAATACCTACACCTGTAGTTGTTGGATCATTTCCATTATAGGTCGAAGTTGCAATGGTTCCACTATATGCTTTACTAAAAATATCCTGATCATCAGACATAATATATCCTTTATTTCGGTGGTGCTTTTGTGCCAGTTTGTGGTTTCTGTTGTGCTACAATTGGACCACCAGTACCATTGCTACCGCTCTGGAGACCGTTTAATATCTGTTTTGCATAAGATACTCTAGCATCCAAATGATCTCTACCACCACTCTTGGCGGGTCTCTCTGCTACTGCCATCCAATATGCAGTAGCGCCCTCAACTGTAGCACAATCATATGTCCCGTTCCAGCAATATGGATTGCCATGATATTTCTGATTAACAGTAATCTTATTTCCAGAAGTTAGATTTTTCATATAAGATTGCATCTGTCTATCTTGTGCTAACCATTGAGCAAGAAATCCAGATTGCGCTTGATATGATGATGGATCTAGTTTATATTGATCACAATAATTTAGAAACAAAGTATAATTACCTTTGTTTGGTGCGGTGTCTGTCCATTGTGCCCAACCATACCCCTTACGAGAAGTTCCTCTTGGCCAAGGGGTAGTATCATTTGAACTTCCCTCTCTAATGGCTCTAAGGCCGGATTCATGAGCTAAATTGCCTGTAATAGCAGCAGCCATATGTGGTTTCATTGAAGAACCAAATCTTGATAGAAGTATCTTAGATGCGGCAGTTCCTTTCTGCACAACAGATCCAGATACTGGAATATTTGCAGGAGGAGGTACACTTGTCATATCTGGCTGACCAGTAGCCCCATCACCACCAGCACCAAAGTGGCCAGTTCCTCCAGACATGGTTCCAAAGAACATGGGAATCTGTCTATCAATCCCATCAGCAAAAAATCCAACCACAATAGATCCGGGAAGAACTCCAACCGGAGCATGTCCAACTCCGCTGGTCATAGCAGAGTTGATTGGCATAATAGGAAAGGCCCATGGGAGATCTTGTGTGGCAACCAAATTGGTATCATCTGGATGTAATCCAAATATTCTTACCTGAACTCTTCCTAGCTGAAGAGGATCATCTCTGCTCTCTACTTTACCAAAAAAGAAGAAAGATTTATCTAGTCCAAAGAAATGTGGATTTGACTCAGTCATTATCATATTATATTCCTATGATCTTCTTTAAGAACGATGCTATACCAGATGTATTCTGACCAGATGATGGATTGCCATCATCAGTTAAGCTTCTATTCGGTGTACTTAGATCAGATTTATATTGCTGAATTAGAGAATTATTATTTACTGGCTTCTCTGGTGTGTTTTTAGCCACATCTGTTGCTTGATTTTGTGCGCCAAATGCATTTTTATATACATCCATCTTAGCAGTATATGTTGTCTGTGTCAGTTGATGATTAATTGTACAAACCAAATAATATCCAGTTAATATTTCATCATTAGGAGAAACCTTCTGCGTATTGCCTTCACCAGCAGGAACATTTAATGATATTACATCACCAGCATTAATCATTGGATTGCCATATACACTGAGAGTATACATATTTTGAGCCAATCTAGTGAAGTATGATGCTCTAGATGGGTAAATTAAATCTAAATAATTGTCTTGTGATGTCTGAGAAAGATCCTTTGGAATAAGGAACATTCTATTATAACGTTGGTCTTTGTCATCTGTATCTGTAAGAATTTTAATAAAGTCTGGGGTGTTCTCATTAAAGGAGTGTCCAGAGAGATTTCCTAAAGTGACAGAATTTGCAGCGTTATTAGCAAATCTCCATCTGGTTGGAATCGTTTTCTGATTAATAAAGTCATATACAATTACATCAGATTCAAACATTCCTCGTTTGAGTTTCTCTACAGTATCAAAATAACTCTTATGGCTCATTGCCATTACAGTCTGAACTTCTCTCAAAGCAGTATTTTTAGATGGATCTACTGCATGAGGACTTTCAAAGTAATATTGAAAATCTGAACCAACAGAAAATCCTGCATCAGATGAAGTCTTTCCCCCACCAAGTTTATTTAATCCAGCAGTAATTAAAAATTCAATATCACAGAAGTTAAATCCTTTGAAGTTTTCAAAGAACAAATATGTGGCAGAATTAAATGTCTGATCTGCAATGGACCTTCTGGCTAAAAATTGTGCCGCTTGTAGTGGAGAAAGTCTAGGAATTACTACTTTTTGTAGACCTTTAGTTGTCTGTAGTTTATTTAGATTTTTAACCCTCTTGCCCTTAAATTGAGTTCCGGGTTTG